GCCCGTGCATCGACTTCACGACGCCCCGCTGATACGTCAGCGCCATCGCGTTCGCCGCGTCCCTGGCGCCATCAGCGCGCACCCGGTCACGGATCCGGGCGAGGTAAGCGGGCAGCTCCGCCGGGGTCACCGCCTGCTCGCCTCCTTCTGCGCCTCCTCCTGAGCCCGGTCAATCGCCGCCTGCACCGCAGGCAGCCACACAGCCACCTCGAGCGGCAGGCCGGCCCGGCCGCCTTCGCCGGTCGGGTGGATGCCGTAGCGGATCAGGCAGATGATGTCCCGGTAGGCCTCCGGGCTCAGGCCTTGCGGGAGCCGCGCGCCGCGTTTGCCCTGGACGACCCACTTGAGCCGGTTGTAGTCGCCGCCCCCTTCGCTTTTGGGTCCGGCCGCTTGCGAAGCTTCGCCATGTACGGGGCGAGCAGCTCTTCGATCTCGTTGAAGTCGTCGATCGGGAGTTCCTCGATCGAGTCCTCGTTGGTGACCTGCTCGAACTCGTAGACGGGCCGGGGCATGTCATAGGACCAGTTCAGGAGGATCCGGGCCAGGATCGCGTTGCGGGAGCGGGCGGCCATCGCGCCGCCGAAGCTCATCCCCTGCGAGCGGTCGATCTCCCCCTCGGCGGTGATGGGGACCAGCATCTTGACCGCCGCCGAGACGGCGTCTTTGTCCTTGGCTTTCAGGTCCTGCACGGGGCGCACTTCGATCCACGCCCCGGACTCCAGGTCATGCCGCATGGTTACTCCTCAGTAGGACGGGATTGCGTTGGTGATCGCGATCTTGCAGGCGCCCTTCCCACCGGACGCCCCGTACAGCGCGCCGCCCTGCGGGCCGGCGAACGCCGCCGCGGTGTGCGGCGCCTTCCACGGCACCTCGTAGCCGAACAGCTCGCCGCCGTCCTGGAGGTCGGCGGTGTCGTAGGCGCCCAGGCCGATATCGATCTGCACCTGGACGAGGTTCGCCCCCGTCAGCCCGTTGCTGGCGACGTACTGGAGTTGGGGCTGCGTGTTGGCCAGCAACGCCACCAGCGCGGACTCATCGATCGCCGGGCCGATCGTGTGCTTCCCGCTGACGGACTGCTTGCCGCGGGCGATCACGTACGGCGTCTGCGCGCCCTGGTTGGTGTTGAGGGCCTTGACCGCGCGGCCGAGGGTGACGCTCCATTCGGAGATGTACTTGACCAGCCCAGTCCCGGAGACGGTGCCGGAGCCGGTTGAGGTCGAGTTGATCGCCGACCCGCCGCTAGTGGCGGCGAGGTTGAAGGTGGACCCGGCGCTGGTGGCCAGCGCGTTCACCACGTAGTAGGTGGTCGCCGCGGTGAACCCGGTCGGCACCGTCCCGGCCAGCTGGATGCTCATGCCGTTGGTCACCACGAACGCGGCCGCGGTGAACACGCACGGCGTCGCATTCGTCGCGGTGAACGTGAACGACGCGCCGGGCCCGCCCAGGCCGGTCGTGGACCGCCACGACGGGTACGGGTTCACCGACGACACGTTGGACGTGTAGGTCGCCGATCCGGCGATCTGCCGGGTCTGGCAGACCGCCTTCCCAGTCCAGTCGAGCAGCTTCTCCGCGTTGCCGGTGATCGTGATCTCCGACATGCAGGAATAGGCGTACTGGGCGGCCAGGCCGGTCGCCGGGATGCCGGTCCGGTCGGTGATGCAGTGGGTGACCGGCTGCCCGGCGCCGTTCGCCGGGACATACGCGCCGCCGCTGTAGCCCGCCCCGCCGGAGTTGACCACGGAGAACACGTGCGTGTAGGGGGCCTGGCTGTTCTGCACGGTCATGGCCGTGGCGTGCGGGAACCGAGTCGAGCCGACCAGCACGATCGACGTGCTGGTCGAGCCGGTGCCGACCTGGACGACCTCGGGTGCGGCCGGGCTGCCGGTGTCCACCAGCTCGATCCACATGCCGTTCGTGAACGACGCGCCGCCGCTGACGACGGGGATCGCCGACAGCCCCGCAGCCATCGCCCCGGACGTCACCGCGCTCACCGCGGTCGTCGTGTTGACCGCCCCAGTGACCGTGTAATCGCCCAGCAGGTTGTACAGGAAGTACGGGAACGTGTCACCGGTGATGTGGCCGCCGATGTCGAACCCGGCGATCAGCGGCCCCTCGTAGACGCCGTACATGTCGCCCATCGAGCCCTGCTCGGACTCGTCCATGATCCACATGGGCTTGTCGGACGGCTTGAAGTTCGTCACCGGCACCGGCACGCCCACACTCGCGGGGATCGTCCCGGGAGAGGCCTCTTTGGCTATATAGACCTCCCGTTCCTGGGTGGGGAACAGAGTGGTGGGTGCGGCCATGGCTCAGGCCACCTCCTTCGCTGGCGCGGGCGTGGCTGGCGGCGCGGGCACGCTGGCCGCAGCAGGGACGGCGGCAGGCTCGGCGGCCTTCGGGGCGGGCGGCGGCGGCGCGGGCTCCACGGCCACCTCAGGCGGCTCGAACGGTGCCCCGACCTCGACCCACGGCCCCCACGCGGGCTCGGCATCGAACTCACGTTCGTCACCTGGGCGCACGATGGTGTGGTCGCCGGGGTCTTCCTGCGGGCCCGGGCCTGCGTAGCGGTATCTCATGGGCCCTCCTAGGCCGCGATCATGGTGAGGCAGTCGAACGTCACGTCAATGCCGCCGCGGCCACGCCCGCGGTCCTCGTCGTCCGACCAGTCCGGCTCGCCGAACCGGATCCCGGTCGTCCACTCACCGGCCTGCGTGATCAGCCGGCCCGTCGGGTACACGTCGCTGGTGGTGCCGAGCGTCCGGTCCGCATAGATCAGGGCGACCCACGCGTCGAGCAGGTCATCGAACGCCGCCTCGGCTGTCTCCAGGTGCGGCAGGTAACTGATCACGTCGAAGCTGCACACGGTGGTGTAGTGCCGGGCCCGCCAGCCGGATGTCTGGCCGCCCATCGCGCCGCCTTTCGACGGCATGCGGCTGATGTCCACCGGCGCCAGGCGGACGCTCATGACCGCGCCCCAGCCGGTGCCGTCGGCCTCGCCCAGGGTGTAGTAGACGTCCGGCGCGCCCTTCTTGATCTTGTACGGGTACGTCGTGCCCAGCCCCAGCGCCGACAGCGGGCCGCCCTGGTAGTAGATCCCGGCGTCCACGGTGTTCACGCTGCCGCCGAAGTAGCCCGCGACGGCCTCGCGGACCAGCCGCCGGTCCCCCGCGGTCACACCTGCCTCCAGACATTGCCCTCGTCGAGGTAGCCGTGCCAGTACTCGCCGCCGGTCTCGCTGCGACCGCAGGCGATCGAGTTGCGGATCTCCAGCGATCCGTCCGGGCACTCGCGGAACGTCCAGGGCGGCGACGAGACGCCATGCAGGCCGCTACCGCGGGTCGGCCGGTCGAACATGCTCGCGCCCTCGTGGACAGGCAGCAGGAACCACACCTCCGGCCGCTCGCCGTCGGGGTAGATCACCGGATGAGGGCCGGAGTAGTCGCCCGCCCGCTCGATGTCGTCGAGGGTGGCGACGCGGCGCGCGGTCGTCGTCGTGGTCATGACCGGAAGGTGGGCCGGAACGAGGCGATCCAGCCCCGCGCGTCGTTGACGAGACCACCCGCCTTGGCTGCCGTGCTGCCCTCATCGCCCACGGTCCGGGCGGCCGGCCCGAACGCGCTCGCGGGCTCCTCGTCGCTGACGTCCTTGCGCATCAGCAGCGCGACCGTGTAGGCGATCACCGCCTGCAGCAGCCGCCGCGGCATCCCGGTCACGCCGACGTACTGGGCGTGCGCGTACTGGGCCGCGGCGGCCAGCGGGATGACGGTCGGCGTCGGCGGCACCGTGGGGACCGACGGCGTGTAGGTGCTGGCCACGGTCAGGGCCTCGCTCGCGCCCGTCGGCGGGTCGGCAGTGCCCTCGTCGTAGACGCGCAGCGTGTCACCCGGGCAGATCCCCGTCGGGTCCGCCACCGTCACCGACATCGCGGCCGCGGCCACCGCCGCGGAGAACACCGTCGAGGAATACCCGGCGATATACGACCAGTTCACGTACACCTGCAGGCCGGTGCGCAGCCGCTGGCCGAACTGGATCGCCGGGCCGGTGAACTGGGCGATGCCGCCGCCGGGCCGGAACGACTGCTCGCGGCCGTCCTCGTTCCACCACGTGTTGTCCGGCAGCGCGAGGGCGTTCAGCGACGACGGGTCAGCACCGTACGACAGGGCGGTGACCGCGCGGACCGGGATGTCGCGGGGCTTGATGTACACCCGGCCGCCGGAGCCGATCCTGGTGCGGAGCTGCTCGCCCTGCACGTAGTGGGCGTTCAGCGGCATGTCTGAGCACTCGCCCACGCACCAGTCCGTCGCCGCGAGCAGCGCGTCGGCGAGGATGTCGGTCTGCACGCTGGCCACGCCGCCGGGCAGCAGGTTGTCCAGGTCGAGCCAGGTGGGGTAGGCGGTGAACTGGGCCGGGGTCAGGTACGGCTGGGTGACCGGCTGCCGCGTGGGGGGGACGAGCAGGGGGATATCGGTCACGGGTCACCGGCCGCCCGGTCCTTTGTGCGCGGCGCAGAGGCCGTCGTCGCCCGGGGTGCCCTTGCACGGCTCCCCGGCCTTCGTCAGCTCCGTGCACGCCCGCGCCTCCCGCTCCGGGGCCTCTGCGGTGGGGTGCGGGACGACCGCACCCGGGCCGGGTGAGCCGGGGGCGACAGCGGCGCCCTGGATGACGACGGCGTACCTCATTCGCGTTCACACTCCGACCCGCACCTCGAGCACGTCCGCACCCACGACCCGAAGCCGCACGACGGGCAGCGGAACCCGTCAGAGCGGCGGGCCGCCCCGGCAAGCGACGCGATCGCGCCGCCCAGCTGCACCGCCATCCGGGCGTGCGCCGGGTCCATGTCGAACGAGCCGCCCTGCAGGTAGCCGCGCTTGCCGCCGCGGGCGTAGTAGCGGGTGCCGCCGACATCGACCTCACGGCAGCCTTCAGCGATGATCACCTTGGTCATGCGGCCCTCCGGAGGATCGCGCCGGCGCACACGAGGATGTTGGAGGCGCTGGCCGCGCTCCAGGTCGCCGTGATCACCATCGACTCCGAGACGGTGGTGTCGGCGGTGATGGTCGGCGCGGTGGAAGCCACCGCGGAGGCGACCGGGACGGTCGAGTTGAAGTTGTCCTGCACGTCGATCGCACCGGCCCAGGTGCCGACGCCGGGGCCACCCGCGGCCTGGCAGGTGATGATGCCCTTGGCGAGGAACGATTTGCCGGTCACCGTGGCGGTGCCCGCCAGCGCGCCTGTGGTGACGACCAGCGTCCCGGTGGCGCCGCCGAGGCGGACGTTGAAGGTGAGGCTTGGCGTCGAGACGCCGTTGATGGTGCCCCACGCGAGGAGCTCGTAGGTGACGCCCGCGGCCGCGTCGTTCGCGGGGATCGTGTACGAGGCGATGGCGGTCTCGGTGGTCGTGTTGGTGACCGTGACGCCTGCGGTCGCGCCGCCAGCTGGCGCGGTGACCGCCTGGGCGATGAGGGTGTTCAGGTTGGTCTGCACGGTCGCCGCCGCGCCGGACGCGTCGAACGCGGAGGATGCCTGCGTGGCCGCGGTGCCCAGGCCCAGCGCGGTGCGGGCTGTCGCGGCCGAAGTGCCGCCGGTGCCGCCGTTGGCCATGGACAGCGGCAGGTCGGCCGCGGGAACCGACGCGGCTATGGCCGCGGCTTGCGCCGCCGCTGCCGCGCCGGACGCGTCGGCACCGACCTGGGCGGCGGTGTAGTCGCCGGACTGGGCGGCGACCACGCCGGTGCGGCCGAACACCGACGTCACGCCGCCGGAGCCGCCTTGCGACAGGGACCCGTAGACCCCGGCGCC